ATTGCACTTCTTTTTCCATAACCTCATTTTGTCCAGATAGAAACTCGATTAACATGTATAATTCTTGATTTACGGGCGTTTGCTCAGCTTTTTTTAACAAGTCAGCTTCCATTAATTGTCTTGCAGTTTCAAGTTGAGTCAGCCTCTGTGTCAAATCACTGTAGGCAAATATCCCTATCCCTATGGCCATGATTAGGCCAATGAGATTTCTCATGGGCATGCTTATCGCTGTGTTATCTGATATTTTCATTTAACATTTCCATCTTCTTCTTGCTTGACGTAATCTTGAATTAGGATCTTTTGCAGCTTTTGGAAACTGTTTCATTTGTCCCGCACTTCTTGCACAATATGATTTTCTACGCTTTGCAGATTTAGATCCTTTTTTAACTTTGCCTGTCACAGCAGTTTTTAATTTAGAACCAGGGTTCATAGCTCTATACTTCTTGACCCCGGCTTTAGTCATTCCCGCCCCAGACTTAGTGGGGCGGAAATTTTTTTTGTTTCGTTTCGGTTGTTTGTCAGCCATACTAGCCTAATACAAAAAATACTGACGCAATGTTTGTTAGTGTAGCATGCGGATTAGTTTTAAAATTTAAACCTTCAGAACCAAAATCAATGTTTTGAGTTAATGTAGCTCCTGCTGGTGTATTAATAGTGGCTAATGTTGCACCACCACTTGAGTTTTTTAAAACAACAGACCCTGCACTGGCAGCACCTACGATATACATAGATAATACTCTAGCTGAACCTGATGCAACATCACCTGTAGCAGTGATAGTTGAAGTAGATACTCCTTCAGTTGTATAGATCATACCCATACTAACCTCTATAAGTTTCTATTTTGAATATACTCTACAGTTAAAACACCTGCACCGTTTCCAGCTTGTGGTGAAATAAAAACAATAGTAACGTCAGATGTACCAACGTTTTTCCAGTTTGCTTCTGTGCCAGTTGTAGCAGCAGTCATGTTGACTAAACCAACTGCAGAAGTATTCATTCCATCAACGTATAAATCCGTATCACTTGAAATACCTACGTCTAGAGTTTTAGTTGTACCATCAAAAGCAGTAGTTACTAAACATTTTATGTCTACTATTTGTGAATTAGCAGGAATAATAATTGAAGTCGTGCCGAATGCATTTACTTCAGTTACTTCTGCTGATTGAGCCATAACAACAAACCCTGTGTTTGTGCCTGCACCCTCTCTTATAGTACCAGCTTTGACTGGTCCCGAAAATGTAGTTGTACCCATGTCAACCTCCTTGTAGTTGTCTTGTTAAGTCTTGAGTAAATTGTATTGTAAAATAAAAAAGGCGGTCTTGCAACCGCCTTCTTTAATCTGGGAGGATCCAGTATTAGATCATGAACCTTTAGAAGCGTAAACACATCTAGGATCTGAGTAACCAAAGCTATATCTCTCTCTAGCTTTGTATCTCATATTTCCTGTGTCAAAATCGCCTTCCATGCCAGTAGCAAGGGCAGCTCTTGTGAAGTGTTTAAAGCCATTAGGACAATCTGTTTTAATGAAGTATGCATCCGTATCTGTTAGATAATGGTTAACTGTGTAACCACCTGGTAGCATCCCCATATTTTTCAGAGCGTTAATGTCATTGTCAGCAGTACCGACTCTGAGTGTGGATTCTAAGATCCTATCAGCTACAAACTGCAAGTTCACAGGGATAATCATCTTCTGTGCCTTCATTGCAATTTTTAGCCCTCTTTCGTCGATAAAACCTGCAATGTCAATCATCGCTTGTTCTAATGAGGTTTCGTTAAGGTCCGCATCAGTTGCACTTCTGTTTGAGAAAGTACCACCTAGTGCTGTTGGGTGAGCAGTGTTAGCTAATGTAACTCCGTCTCCACCAGTCACTGTAAACGCATTGTTTAATACGTTAGCGCCTCTAACTTGTTTTGTGTAAGCCATAGATCTTGCTAGGGCTTTTGTGTAACGAGCTGATAAGCTGTCATACAAGTTGTCTTCAACAGCTTCCTCAGTTAATGCAAACGCTAAAGCGATTGTATCATGAGTGTATCTAGCAGTAAAAGATTCAGAAGCGGTGTCAAAACCAACTGCTGATCCTTCTGCTTTTACATTTGCTTGTCCGAATCCAACTAACATAACTTCTTCTTCAAAAGCTCTGTCACTTGTTTCTTGCTCAAAAATTTGAGCAGCTTCGTTTTCGTAGCGTGCGTATTCTAAACCGAACAGGGCGTTTAAACCAGGTTCTAGTTCTTTGGCAAGCTGTGCTCTATTAATAGCCATATCCTATCTCCTATATTCCTGCGGTTGAGTCCATGAAATGAACGTTAAGTTTTACGACCGCTAATCGGCCTGCTGCAGTTTTATCTACAGCGCCTTCTGCTACTGAAGCTTCGTCATCAAATCCTACAATCTTCATATTTAAAGTTGCAGATCCTGATGCGATAGTTCCTGTTGCTAATTCTCCTAGAGAATAACCACTGGTATTAGTACCAGTGATTGCTGTTGCAAAGTTTGCATTAGCAAAAAGAGCGTTATCTGGTAACGCACCATCTGCATTAATAACAAATAATGCATGAGGATTGTCAGCCACATAAGCAATCGCTTCTGTTGACGGCTTAATTGCCGCATAACCAGGCCAGTATGGTGCCCATGTTGGAGTTCCATCAGTTGCAATGTATTTACAACCCATGAAAACACCTAACAAAGGTACGGTACCGCCATTAGCGTTTCCTGGTACATCTATTAAACCGCTAGCTAGAGGGATAACTGGAGTTCCAGTCCAAATTAAACTTGTTGTTCCACTGCTTGAGCCTTCAAAGTTAATAGGATACGCATTAACGCCTTGGTTATTATAGTTTGATCCGGATCTTTCGTAAGGACGAAGACCGAATGCTGCATCTATATTAGCCATTTTTTGTCTCCTTTAGACTTTTAGTGGTACTATAGATCTTGACCATCAAGATTTTTTACTACCACCGCCAAATGTAACCCGAGATTGCCTTTCTTTCGAAATAGGCATGGAAGGGTGCTCTTCCTTCATAAGATCGTTGTCAACGGATTGCTGTTGATCGTTAGTTAAATTAGCGAAATATTCATCTCTATCTTCTTTAACCTCAATCGGGCAACGCATTAACATTAACCCACCAACTGCTATAATGCCTTTAAACTTACCATCGGATAATACCGGTAGGTCTAGTCTATCAGGATATTCATCTGCTCTCACAGGTTCATAGCCTGATCTGATTCTAGCGGTGACATTCTTATCGTCTGTCATTCCTCTAAATTCAAACCTTACCCACCTATGGTGATAACCTTCAGGCGGTTCAGGGGCTTCTAAGTTAGAAGGTGGAACCCAACCTCTTTTACGAGCGTTTACTTCACGGGTTTCGTTTTTGCGTGAAGTTGTTTTTTTATTTGAATCAGTCATTTACGCCTCCTTCACGTGTTTTGCGTACTCTTCAAGTGGCACACCTAGCTTCTTTGCTATTGCAACTTGTGAGGGTGTGAGTCTCACTACTTTGCGTCCGGTTTTAGTCGATCGATTTGCAGAAGCAACAGCCTGGACGGGTTTGCTATTACTACTATTTTCCTCTACTTTACTATCTTTAAAGCGATTGGGAAACTCTTTTTTAATTCTTTTGTCTATTTCTTCATAGTATTCATCAGACGTAGGATCAAAACCTTCTTGATCAGTTAATTGTTGATGTAAACCATAAGCAGCATAGGTCATTACTTGATCTTCTCCAAACCATGGATTATCCTCTGCCCATTTAACGGCTTTGGGATCTGGTTTAGGAGGAGCTTTGGCAACAGGTGGAACAGGGGATTCTTTGCTAACCTCTTCCTTCCTACTATCAAGTTTTATTTTTTCTCTTTTAATTCTGTCTTCTTCTTGAGTCAACCCAGCTATCTGTCGTTGATAAGTTACTTGAGCATCAACGTCCCCATTAGTGATAGCATTTTTTAAATTATTTTTTGCTGATTCAAGTTGAGAATTAACTCTAGCAGTTATGTCATCTACATAAGCTACATTAGTATTTTCAAATCTAGTATTTAATTTTTTATTTTCCTCATGAACTTTTTTAGCATACTCTATTGCAGCCTGTTCTTTACGTTCTGCTTCACGCATTTTGCGTGTAAGTTTATCAATACGTTTTTTAACAGTAGCACTATACTCTTCTAGTTCATCTTTATTTTCTTTTGGTTCTTCAGGTTTTTCTTCCTGAA